CCCCCGAAATATTCCAGGGGAGCAAAAAACCTGAAAGGAATAGATGAGCCTTGGCTCTTATTTCAGAAGTGCCGCATTTCCGGCGCGGATTTCAACTATGTCTTGAAAATCTAGCAACCTTTATCCGACCATAGGAGAATGATTTATCCCTATGAATGCCAATGCGGCGAAACTTTCGAGGTGGCCAAGGCCCTGCGGTCGATCGACGACCCGGAACATTGCCCGAGCTGCAACCAGGTAGCCCGGCGGGTGATCGGGTTGAGCAGAATCCAGACGGTTGAGCAAGCCGCATACAACCCAGCATTTGGCAAGGTTATCAGGAACAAGGCCCACCTACGCGATGAGCTAAAGAAGAAAAAAGATCAGGGTTGTGATATGATAGAAGTCGGCGACGAACCTGTGGATAAACTTCATAAGCATTTTGAAACGGTAAGAAAGACCAAACAAGAAAAATCTTGGTCTGAGCCCGTAGAAAAAATTCTCTATGAGGCCCGCAACGGATGAATAACGCCGCGCCAGATTCTATAGCCGCCCTGTCGGAACACCAGGCCGCACCGACCGACGCCACCCCGGCCAACTACGAACCAACACCCGACGAACGCAAGGCAGTTAAAAAGGCCGAAAAGCTATTCGAGCGCTATCGCACCCACCGCAATAATTACGATGCCGACTGGATGGACAACTACCGCTTCTATCGCGGGCGCCAGTGGCAGGAAATCCGGCCATCCTACCGCCATTCTGAAGTGTTAAACGTCGTATTTCAGGCGATCCAAAGCCAGGTGCCGATTCTCACCGATGCCCGGCCCAAGTTTGAATACTTGCCCCAGGAGCCGAGCGACCGAGAATTCGCCGAGATGATCAACGAGATCGCCAAGGCCGATTGGGAAGCAAAAAACTGGCTCTACAAGCTGACCGAGGTGCTATACGACGGCCATATTTATGGCACCGGTATCAGCAAAATGGTGTTTGACGAGGAATTGCGCGGCGGCGCGGGCGATATCGACTACCGATCGGAAGAAATATTCTATTGCTACCCAGACCCGGATTCCGAGGACGTTAACGAACGCTCACGGGGATTTATCCGGGCCGAGCCCATGCCGCTGGCCGAGATTAAGCGCCGCTGGCCCAATAAGGGCAAATACGTCAAGGAAGAAATCCAAGACCTGTTGGACGGCACGAAAAACGACCTGGACCCGCTTAGGTTTCGTAACCCCAAGGGTGACAAGACCATGGTCGAAAATTCGTCTTTGCATGTCACCGAGAACGAAAAAAAGGCCCTGGTGAAAGAGTGCTTCTTTTTTGATGACGATTTTACCGAGGAAGAAAAGAAAGAAATCGACGCCGAGGGTAACGAAACGACGGTTTTCGAGCAGCGGCTAAAATATCCCCATGGTCGGCGGCTGGTGGTGGCCGGCAATGTCGTCTTGGAAGACGGCCCCAACCCTTACGCTGATGGCGAATGGCCCTGGCAGCGCTGGTGCAACTATATTTTGCCCAGGGAATTTTGGGGGGAATCAGAGATCGCCCAGATTCGCGGGCCGCAAAAGATTATCAATAAAATTTATTCCTTTGTGCTCGACGTGCTAACCCTGACCGGCAACCCAATCTGGGTAGTTGACGCCAGCTCCGGGGTGGACGCCGACATGCTGACCAACGCACCCGGCCTGGTGGTCGAAAAAAACCCAGGTACGGAGGTACGGCGGGAAGCTGGTACGCAATTGCAGCCCTATGTCATCCAAATTTTGGATCGGGTGAAGGAATCGTTAGACCAAATCGCCGGGGCGCAGGATATCACTAGGGGCATCCCCTCCGGCGGGGTGACTGCCGCCAGCGCTATCGCCGACCTGCAGAACGCCGCGCAGACCAGGATGAGACAGAAAGCGAGAAACCTGGACGCCTACCTGCAGAATCTGGGCGAGCAATACCTATCGCGGGTCATGCAGTTTTACACGGCGCCGCGCATGTTCCATGTCACGGGTAACGACGGGGTGCGCCGCTATTTCCGCGCCCACCTAGCCGATGGGGAAAACGGCCCCACGGCCCAGGTGCAGCGTTTTGACGAGGACGGCAGGCCGCAGGCTCCGGAAACCTACGAGCTACGAGGAAAGTTGGATGTGCGGGTGACCACCGGCACCGCCTTACCGTTTTCCAAGGCGCAGAAAAAAGACGAGCTCTTAGCGCTCCTGGACCGGGGTGTTATTGATCGCGAAGAATATTTCAAACAGACCGAGTATCCGAATTGGGAAGCGGTCGAGCAACGCATGCAGGAACGGGAAGCCGCCGCAGCGCAGGCAGCGGCACAAGAGCAAGCCCAGGCCTAAAAGCCTTCGTTAATTTCTTTTTTTCAGCACAACATCTTTATCGAGAGAGGAATTCCTATGCAGGAAATGCCGGGAGCGCCAGCGGGCGCACAAGAGCAACCACAAGAGGGCGGCGGCGAGGCGATCAAAGGCATGGTTTTGGCCGTTGATAAGGGTCTGGGACAACTTGCCCAGGTGATCGGCCAATCTTCGCCGCAGCATGGCGAGGCCTTGGGGCAAATTAGTGAAGCCTTTCGCGGGGTGATCGAAGACATGATGAGCGGCGGCGGCCAGCCGGAAGCGCAAGCACCAGTCCCGGCCGCTGCGGGCGCTGGGGATGTTCGCCAAGCGTTTTAATTTTGATTGAATGATTTAAGAGGTTTTTATGTCAGATTTTCAGGGAAACGCAGCCATGCAAAACGAGCCACAATATAATACGGACGCCGATGCGATCATGTCGGCGGTGGAAGCGGGGGAAGATCCATCAAAGCTGCCGGTGGATGGCCAGGACGGCGGCCAGGTGGACGATGCCCCTGCGGAACAATTCCGCAAGACTTTCACGGTAGACGGGCGGGAAATCGTCGTCGATGACGCCGCCAAATATGATCAGTGGGCGCAGCAGGGCTACAACTATTCTCAGAAAATGGCAGAGCTCAAGGCGCAGCGGGAGCAGCTGGAAACAGAGTTTTCCCAAAAAGAACAGGAAATCACCAGCAGGCTTAACCAGTATTCCCAGGTTGATCAATACGCTCGGGAAAACCCTGAGTGGTGGAACCATGTGGAACAAAGCTGGCAAAGCCGCGAGGCGCCCACGCAAAACCTCGACCCCAATATTCAGCAGGTTTTAGAGCCCTTACAGCAGGAGCTACAGGGCCTAAAATCGTTCGTTAATGAATATCAGAAACAGCAGCTAGAGGCCCAGGCGGCGCAGCAGGACGAGGCTCTCAACCAGGAGATTACCGAGTTAGGCAAGCGTTTTCCCGAAGTGGACTTTAGCGCCAAAGACCAGGGCGGCCAGTCTTTAGAGTTAGCCGTGTTGAAACACGCCGAGGAAAAAGGAATTTCCTCATTTTCAGCGGCTTTCTATGACTACTACCACCCTAATCTGGAAAAGCTGTACGAAGCGCGAGGTCGTTCGGCGGTGGAAAAAGACCTGCAGCAGCGCAAGGCCCAAGGACTACTTGGCAAAAGCCAGGCTCCGATGAAGGGCATTGAGCAGGCGGCAAACGTCAAATCCAAAAGCTGGAAAGACCTAACTAACGAGGCCTTGCAAGAGCTGGGCTTAGGCTAAACCAATCATAGGAGAAAAGGACGATGGCACTACCTTACAATCAGCTATCGGCTGTGACCCATAGCAAATTCATTCCCAAAATGGTCGACAATATTTTTGATTCCGACCCGTTGTTGCAACGCGCCAAGCAGCGCGGCTGGTACGAATCCTGCGACGGTGGAAAGGACATTAACCAGCCGTTGCTTTATGCCAGCACCACGGCTTCCGGTTCTTACAATCCCACCGACACCTTGAACACCACCGATAACGACCAGTTCACCGCTGCGGTTTACGATTGGAAGTTTTACTACGCCAATATCACCGTGACCCGCGCCGATGAGCTAAAAAACAGCGGTGATTCGCAGATCATCAATTTTGTCCGTCAAAAAGTGCAGGCGGCCGAGGCTAGCCTACGCGATTCCATCCAGGACGGCTTGTACTCCGACGGTTCTACCTCGTCAGATATTGGCGGCCTTGCGCTGATTGTGGACGCTGGCAACACTGTCGGCCAGATCGACCAGTCTAGCTATTCTTGGTGGCAGGCTCAGGAAGATTCTTCCACGACATCGCTGACGTTGGACGATATGCAAACCGTTTACAACAATATCACTATCGACGGTAAAGCCCCGACAGTGATCATGGCCACCCGCGCCAACTATAACCGCTACTATGCGCTTCTACAGCCGCAGCAGCGATTTATGGACGCCGGGACAGCCAAGGGCGGTTTCCAGTCGCTGATGTACAACGGGACGCCTCTTATTGCGGGAAGCAAGGTTACTGCGAATCATCTTTATTTCCTCAATGAAGACTATTTGCACCTGTACTACCACCCGAAAGAGGATTTCCGTTTTGAGCCGTTCCAGAAGCCGGTCAACCAGGCCATTCAGCTGGCAAAGGTGTTCTGGGCCGGAAACCTGGGGACAAGTAACGCAAGGATGCACGGCAAAATGTCTGCGGTGACCAGCTAAACGCCGACCTTAAAAGGAGGGTAAAAATATGGCGGTTTATGATGTAGGCCCGATTTTCACCGAATCAGTCAGTAACGTGACTGCAACGAACTCGGTCGAAGTGGGGACAAGACGACGCGAAGGCGACGAGGAATATGTTTACGTTTACAACGATGGCAATAGCGAGATTCCACCCAGCTACGGCGCGGTGATCTCAGCGGTTTCCGGCTACTCGGTCACCATAAGCTCTATTACATCGGTGGACTTTCTGGCTGGTGTGTGTAAGCACGCCACCTTGACCACCGGCACCTATGGCTGGCTGGTAACCAAAGGTTTCGTCCAAGTGGAAATGGAAGCGAATAACTCTTGTACAGCAGGCCAGATTTTGGCCCTAGCTGCTGACGGGGAATTTGCCCTTAAATCCAATTCCACGGGTTACCCAACCCCAGCGGTTGGCAAGTCGATGGAAGCAATCGCTTCTGCTGGCTCCGGCACCGCATTTATTAGCGTTTACTAAGTGACCTGGGGGCCGGCCCCGGCCCCCATTTGTTAATCTTTGATGATTTTTCGGAGGATTCCATGACAGAAGCGAGTAACCAGGTGTTTTTAGAGTACCCGAAAGAATATCAGCAATACATTGATCAGGCTCCCCGAAGTCATGATGAAATGTATGCCCAATCGACCTCCAATGATTCGGTGACGATCGATTCTTGGCGGAACGATTGGATTCGCAACTACCGGCTTAACCGGGAGTATTTGGGTAGCTTTGCCGAGCATTCGCTGGGGGGGCTCTTTCAAAAACACTTGCACCAGCCAGCCATACTGGTGGGATCGGGTCCCCACTTAAAGGACAACGCGCACCACCTAAAAGACGCCAAGGGCATGGTGATTATCTCTTGCTTGCACAACTTCCATTTTCTTGAGGATTTGGGAGTGGATGTGGACTACTACGTTTCTCTCGACGCGGGGCCGGTGACGATTGAAGAGGTGAGCGAGGGGGGCGACCCCGACACCGACTACTGGGCGAAGACCAAGGATAAAACCTTGATTGCTTATGCCTGCAGTCACCCGGACCTGATTAAAAAGTGGCAGGGAAAAATATATGTCTATAACGCGCCGATCCCCGACCAGGGGATTACCGAGGCCCTGGAATCCATCGAGAAATTTAATTGTCATGTCTCCAATGGCGGCAACGTCCTGGGGGCTTGTCTCTATATCGCCAAGGGTTACCTCGGCTGCAGCTCCTCAATTTTTGTCGGAGCGTCGTTTTCTTTTAGTTCGCGGGGCAAGTTTCATGGGTGGGATTCCAAGTACGACGCCAAGATGGGCCGTTGTCTAAGAATGACAGACATTTTTGGATACAAGGCCAAGACTTGGCAGAGTTACGCCAACTTTTGCAATTGGTTTAACCTCATGGCCGAGCGGGTGCCGGGGGAGTTTATCAACTGCACGGAAGGCGGTTTACTTGGGGCTTATGACCAGGGGAACATTAGGGCCATTCAGCAAATGGACCTAAAAGATTGCCTGGACCGTTTTAATATGTCGGAACATTTGCGGCCACAAGCCGAAGACCCGACGACCAACGAAGTAAAAATCCTATTTTAAGGGGGATCAAATGGCTTGGACAGTAACACGCGACAAGACGGTTTTCGGCAACAAAGCGGCCGTTTTGCTCAAACTAACAGCGGATGCAGCCACCCAGACGGTGGAAACGGGTTTGAAAAAAATCGATCATTTCAACGTGGGATTCGGCTCAATGAATACTCTGGTAGGGCTGACAGTAGCGATCAATTCCAACGCTACCGGCACCGCTTCCAACGGAGTACTTGGGCTGTCGGGTTTTACCTCCGGGGATGATCTCTATGTAACGGTTTACGGAACACGCTAAAGGGGGCGACCATGGCTTTCGGGCATGCGGGACCGATTAAGACTGTAACCATATCCAGCGGCGTCACGCTATCGTCTGCAATTACCATGCATGGCCCCCGGTCAGAGATCGGCGTCTATATTCCGACGATGACTAGCGGCTGCGACGTGTATTTGCAGGGCTCGACCGACGGCACGACCTTTAAGCGGCTCAGGTGGCCAGCGGCGGGGGACGGCACCGGATCGAGTACGCCAGCGGCGCGGTTTGTCGATAGTTCCATTACTGACTGCCTGGTGCCGTTCGGTCGTCCAGGGGTGAACTATCTTAAGGTGGAATTATCAACGGCGATGACCGCCACCAGTGTTGATTTAGTAATTTATGCAAGTGATTAAATTAAAGGAGTTTTAGGCATGGCAGCAGCGCAATTGGTCAAGGTGTGGAACGACAACGAGTTTCCCCATGTGGAAAAATTCAAGGGCAAGGTAATCGAGATCCCCGCCAAGGAATGGATCGAGATGGATCACGACGAGGCGGTGCAATTCGCCGGTCAATTCAAGGCGCCGATTGTCACGGGCCAGGGGACGCATGACCCGCGGGGATTTAAGAAAATTCGCGTAGAAAAGCCCAAGGCTAAGTTGCATATCCATAACCCATTGACCAACCCATTAACCGGGCAGACGTTTCAGAGCGAAGCCGAGTTAAAGGCCGACTTAGAGCGATTTAAGCATTTAGCGGCGCCGACAGATAAAGACGCCGAGGCGCTGGCTGCTCAACGTCATTCGGAGGTGGAAGCGCTTAAAGCCGAAAACGCCGAATTGGGCGCCAAGGTGGACAAGCTGACGGCGGCGGTCGAGCAGCTATTAGCACAAAAAGGTGACAACCATGCAGGGAAACCTAGAATTAAACGGTAGGTATATCGCCACGGTTTACGGGCCGGATGGGTCTATTAAGGCCCACAAGGTCGGCTCTAACGTGGTTTGTACGAACGGCAAAGAGTGGCTGGCCAGTTTTCTCAATTCGGCGGCGGCGACCGCTTCCACCCTAACAGCCAAATATTTAGCGGTAGGGACCGGAACGGGGGCAGAGGCGGCCAGCGATACCGGCATGGGTACGGAAGTGGCCCGCCATACCGGCACCGTTTCCTATGTTTCCAACCAGATTTATCAGGTGACGGCCACCTTTGCGACCAACTCGGCTGCGGGAGCAATCACCGAGTACGGTCTATTTACCTCGAACACTGCCGGGACGTTAATCAGCCGGGATAAGGAAGACGTAATCAACGTCGGGGCATCGGATACGCTAAAAGTGATTTACCAGCTAACCATTAGCTAAGGGGCCAGATAATGGCAGCTCTGGAAACCACGATTAGCAATAGCTTAAACCTTTTCGCCGGGGGGCCGTCATCGTTATGGAACGCATACAACTGGGGCGAATTCAACTGGGGCGAGGGCACCACCGACATGATACACACGGTGGAAAAGCTGATTGCCAATTCCCAGGCGTTAACCTCGGCCCTGGGGGAAAAAAGCGCCGAAAAGCTGCTATCCGGCACTATTACGACCTTATCCAATCCATATTTGGAAGAATTGCACGACGGCTCAGGCTATCGCCATGTATTCGTTTCCAACACTACGGATGGGGAGGAACGCGACCCGGTAACCTGGTCGGAGGGTTCCAGCTCGGGCAGCTGGGGCGAGGTCACTACGTCCACAACCTGGAGTTAGCACCATGACGCCATTAGAAATCGCCGACGCCGCCAGACGCTCCTACAATGTTTCTGCTGGGGATTCGTTTTTCTCCGATACGCAAATGTACGAGTGGATTTATGACGCTTGCATGCGGCTGGCAACCGAGGCGTTTTTGATCGAAAAGGTCTATACCACTACCACCACCTCGGGCACCCAGGAATATTCCTACCCAACCAACGCCTTTGCTATCAAAAAGGTAACCTATGACGGGGAAAAGCTCGACCATATTACTTTTCGAGAAGATGACCTATTAACAGGCGGTGACCAGGATATTACCGACACCGGCACCCCGGTAGCCTTTGTCGATTTCGCGCAAACTTTTTACCTGCGGCCAATCCCCGACGCTGCCAACACTCTAAAGGTGTGGGCCTATGCTCACCCTGCGGGAATCCCAACGGCATCGACTACGCTGGACCTGCCCGACGAATGGCATATCAGGCTATTGCCTTATCTTTTGATGCAAATGAGTGCCAAGGATAAAAATTTTGGCGGGGCGAATTATTTTGAATCGCAATGGGAGCGGGTCGTATCCGATGCGGTGCGCTTTGCCCAGAAAAAACGCCGCGGCGGGCAATATCGTGTGGTGCAAAATATCGACGTGCTGCCAACCGACATTTTGGGGACGGTTTAAGGTGGGGAATCGCTATAACATCGTTTACCCGGCGAGAGGCCGCCAGCTAGTTGACGGTGGGATTAACTCGAAATTTGAGCGCTCGGTTATTAATAACAATGAGTCACCCGATTGCAAAAATGTTGTCTTTTCTGAGGGGGCAGCGGGAACCAGGGGTGGGTCGTCCCAGCTAAATACCACGGCTGTGGGTTCTTTGGTCTGCGATGGGCTCTACACGCGCCGGACTGACACCGGGGCGGAAACCATGATTGCCTGGTTTGGCGGGACGGCCTACACCCTGGGCACAACTACCTTTACCACCATGGGCAGCGCCCAGTCAGTATTTACGGCCGGGCAGCGGGTCGGCTCGACCCAGTACCAAAATCACATATTTTTCGGTAACGGTGGGGTTAGCCCCTACAAATACAACGGCACCGATTTTACCCGGCATGGTGTGCCGATCGCTTCCGGGGCTATTACGGTGATTAGCGGCACGACTGCGGTGGGCACCCTGACCGGCGATTACCAATGGCGGGTGGCCTTTGTTAATTCGGCTGCGGTGGTCGGCGATGCGGGCACGGCCCCAGCCACCATTGCCCTAGCGTCGGGCCAGGGCTACCTTACCAGCCTGCCGGTGGCACCCCAATCCCATGGGGTTAGCGAGCGCAAGATTTACCGAACGACCAGCAGCGGCACGACATTTTTTCTGGTCGGCACCATTTCCGATAACACCACGACGACCTATAACGATAATGTATCCGATTCGGCCTTAGGGGCAGAGCTCGACACCGACCAGGGCGAGCCGCCCAACTATGACGTGGTGGCCTATCATCAAAACCGGCTGTTTTGTAACGATGCCAGTAACCGCAATTATTTGTGGTATTCCGACCTGGAAGAACCTTACACGTTTGGCGCCACCAACTTCCAAAAGATCGGCGATAAGGCGGGCGACATTATCCGCGGCCTGGTGGTTTATCAAAACAATTTGATTGTGCTTTGCGACGAATCTATCTGGGCTGTTTATATGCCGACCACGACGGTAAGCGATTGGCGGTTTATCCGGCTGACCAGCGCTTTTGGCAGCAAAAGCCCATTTGGCGCGTTTCTCTTTCAAGATAAATTAATGTTTTCCGCCATGCAAAACACCATGTTTACCGGATTCGCGGCGATCGCTGGCACGACAATCGACCCGGAGGCCACCGAGTTAGAGGTGGGTAGCATGGGTTCTATGCTAAAATCCGAGCCGATCGAGGACCAAATATTTGAGGTGCAGCGGGCCTATCTTGCCGATATTTACGCCATGGTTTTTAAAAACAAGGCTTATCTGTCGGTGGCCTACGGCGACAATCAGACGACCAATAACCGCCTATTTATTTATGATTTCAGTATGGGCCGCCTGCAAAAAAACCAGTCAGGCACCTGGGTTCCGTTTGACGGGATAACGGTCAATCAAATGGCCGTTTATGGCGGAAAACTCTACGGCGGATCGTCAACAGCTAACGGCCTGGTTTACCAATTAGATACCAGTTCCTATGTGGACGTTTCCACGGCGATTGATTCTTATCTGTGGACCAAGGAATTTTCGGGCCTACCGGGCCACGAAAACCTGTCGAAGGATTTTCGCAAGGTCCGAATTTTGGTGGATAAGCCGGGCGACTACAAAATGAATGTCGGCATTCGGGTCGATTCCGAATCAACCAGCGGCGGGCTAAACTACGAGGTGGACTTAAACCCAGGCGGCAGCCTTTGGGGAACCATGCTGTGGGGCACTGACAACTGGGGTGGGGGCCGCTCCCAGGACGAAATCGAGATCGCCTTGGGCGGGGTATCCGGCAAACGGATACAGTTTAAGTTTTCTAATCAAAATACCGCCAGCCAGCGGTTCAAGGTACATGGCCTGAATTACACCTACAACATTAGAGGAATAAACTAATGGCTGTGGAAGAACAGAACGAATTTGATCTAGCTAGAAAAAAGGCCAGCGCTGCGGCAAGTCAAGCAGCCTCCCAAAGAAAAGAGGCCCTTAAACGCCGGTTTGCTTCCCTGGGAGCCGGCCCGGGGTCGGGAGCCAGGATTAAGGCAGAGCAGCAGGTGGATCGCGATGTGGCTGGCGAATTGCAGCGGGCCAACGAATCGATTGATACCGGCGAGCGTCTGGAAAACCGCAGGCGGCGCGAAGTGCAAGACCAACGCGATTTCGTGCGCTCGGAGCGGGAAGCCTCTCAAGGTTTTGCCGCTGGTCAGGCCCAGTTAGGTCGGGAGTTTGCTAGGGGCGAACGGGAAGCCAGCCAACTTTTTCGCTCGGGGGAAGGCGATAAGCAGCGGCTATTCCTCACCGGGGAGCGGGAAGCCGGACAGGACTTTGCCGCCGGCCAAGCCAAAATCGGTCGGGACTTTGCCGCCGAGCAGGCCCAGCTAGGCCGGGATTTCAGCGCCGAGCAGGCGGACATTGCCCGACGCTTTGCTAAGTCAGAGCGGTTAGATAATCAAGCATTTCAGACGGCCGAGCGGCAAATGAGCCAGACTTTCGCCAGCGAACAGGCGGAAGTTGACCGGCTATTTCGCGCCGGGGAATCGGCCAAGGCCCGTCGCCAACAGCGGAACCTTTTTGAAAAGCAATTCGCCTGGGAGCAGGAAAAGTTTGCCGTTGCCATAGGCCAATGGGAGCAGCAATTCGGCCTTGATAAAGAGGTAACGGAGCGCAACCTAGAATTGCAAGAAAAGCTAGCCAACGAAAAAGGGTTTTTTGACGAGTTAATAGATAACGCCACCAGCGGCGGCGGTTTGGCTTTCGGTGGTTTGCCCAAGATGATCGCCGACCGGGCTAATGTTTCCATTCCGTACCTAAATAGCTAAGGGGTAGAGCGATGGCGCAGGTATTAATGCCACCCAGAAAGAACAAATCCCAGGAACTATTTCAAGTGGCTGGTGCAGTCGTTGGCGGTGTGACGGGTGGTCCGACCGGCGCTATGCAAGGGGCGCAAATGGGCGGCGCGGTATCCAACATGGTCAACCAGCCCAAGCAAGTGGCAGGCACCCAGGCCAGTGCCATAAGTAGGCGGCGCCAGGAGCTAGAAACCGATAACTTAAGCGCCTTACGCAATGCCGAGGTGGCAGCGGCCGACCTTCCCGAAGATCAGCGGCAGGCGGTCATTCCGGTATTAACCCAGGCTCGACTACTAGAGCAAAAGAAAAGGGGGATGGCATGACCGTCGCGGTACAAATGCCGGGCAGGCCCCGGAACAAAACGCAAGAGTTGCTGAATACTATTTTAACCGGGCTAACCATTGCGGAAAAAGTCTACGGGCTAAGTCAGGCTGGTGACGAGGCGGAAAGGCTAAGAAAGTCACAAGAGCATACCCAAAAGGTTAGGGATCAGCAACAGGCCGACAAGTTTGCCGCTACATTCGCGCCACACCCAGCCGATCAGGGTGGTATAAAAATACCAGGACGCGACGGTACTTTTTTGCCGCGTGAGGACGTCAGGTCACAGGCTACAACCCAACGCCTTACGACAGAGAAGGAAACGGCGGCAGCCAAGGACGCCCGAAAAGAACGCCTCGGTATTCTCGAAAAATTTGCCATTGTCGACGAGGGCACCGAGGGTGCAGCCCAAGCCCAAATACCTACCGCCGATGGCTCTGGGTTTGAGACTGCCTTTCTAGCCCCCCGCAAAACCCTGGAAAGTCGAGCCAAGCAAGCTGAGCAGGGCGAAATCGCCACCGATATTAAAGGCGTGCAGAAAAAAGTCACTGCCTTACAGGGAGAATCGCGCAAGCGGTTCAACAACAATACTATGGGCCTCAGCGGGATTCGAGGGATGCGGTCGGCGCTTATCAACGATGGTCAAAACACATTCACCCTCAAAGGCGACAATGACTTCACATTGCAGAGAAAGTTATTTGTCGATGCAATTAGCAGGCTGCAATCCGGAGCTGCTTTGACGGACAAGGAAATTCAGCAATACACCTCCTTGGTGCCGACTGTCTGGGATAGCACCGAAATGCAGAAAACTAAGCTGAATCAGCTAGAGTCGATTTTCCGCAATCGTGTCCGAGCTTTTGGCGTGGACCCCAATGCGGCCATCGAATACATCGCCCTAGACGAGCAGAACCACATGAATCTGGCCCCACATGGCAACGTAGTGGAGCAGAACGGCGTTCGATATCACTGGAACGGAGCAGGCTACGTCCCGGCTCAATCACCAGAGGAGGTGATAGGAAATGTCGGCATTCGACCCCCAGAAGCCCTTTAAGGTTGTCGACGAGCGACAGGCCCCGGCATTTAACCCTAATGAGCCTTTTCGAGTGATCGAAAGGGCAAAGGAGTTTCGTGCCGAAAAATCGTTTGGTGAGCAGGCGAGGGAATTCGGCGAGGCGGCATTAGAGGGTCTAGTTAAGGTCGGTAAGGCCGTCGATTCTGTGAGTGGG